ATAGTTAAGTTGATCAATATAAGGCAGTTTTACACTAATCATACTAATAAACTTATTCTGTTCATTGTATCCTGCTTCTAGCACATATTCATGATAAAATATATCATAGTCTAGTGTAACCCAAAGTCCTGCATTAAGTAAACTATCAATCATGGTATCCCAATCATCCCGTTCACTTTCTGTTTCAGGATCAAAACTCATATTAGCACCTAAGTAGATGTGTTCTATGTTCTCGTCACTTGCTACACGGATAATGGCTTCAATGTCTTGTATACCAACAATAAACAATGTCTTATGTCCAAGCATTGGTGTATTTTCAACTTCAGTTCCAATGAATGAAACAACTGCATTGCTTTCATCAATATCTCTATACGGCCTCTTCATCTTGCTTTCTCCTTAGTTCTTCGATTTGATCTCTTACTTGTAACTTTTGCTTTTTTAATTTTCTAAGTTCGCCTGTGGGCCTTGTAAGTTTCTTTTCAATGTCTGTGCATTGTCTATCCAAGTACTTGTGTGTTTCTTGTAAAGTTTCGATACGAGATTTATAGCTCATTTGATTTACTCCTGTGTTTGTTCTAGTGCCTCTAAATTTTGTTGGTCACCATTAGTAAAGTCACTGTCGTCTTCTTCATTGTTATCACCTTCGTCAAACAAATTAGAAAACATAGTTTGTGCATTTACTGTTTTCTTTCCTACGTTTAGTCTTGTGCCAATTACCATCATCCAGAACTTACTGTTTTCTTCAATCAGTGCAAGACTCTTTTCTTTGTCTTTCAAACTAAAGATACGGTCAACAAGTTCTTTGAATAGTACACGAGTAAAACGTTCATCAACTAGCATACTTGGAATAACACCTGCGTCATATTCTCTGTTTGCTCTTTGTGTGCTTTCAATGTGCATCCAGACATTATGTCCCATTTGTAGTGCATAACTAAAACTATCCCAACTAGTACGACCTTCTTTACCAATTTTATTTAGGTCACCGGGCTTGTAAATACAAACATCTTTTGCAGTTAGATGTGTACTAATTGGTGAATCCTCAAAGGATTCAAGTATGCTATCTTGAAGTACTGCGTCACGATATGGTCGTGTATCTCTACTGTACTTCTTGTCATCAATGCCACTGGCCATTTGATAACTCCACTTTTTACCTCTATCGCCTATGCGAATGTTATGGTAAATTTGTCCATTAGCAGTTGCTAAGAAAGGACTCGCACAGTCATATGTAATCATAAAGTTCTTGTTATGATACTTGCGAACTGCACGTTGTATGTCAGTTAGTAAAACTGCCCATTCAAGTTTACTAGTTCCTAAGAAGTGCATTACATCATGTAAGCCTTCTTCTAATAAACCATCATGTATTAGATGCACAAGTCGACGTAGAATCAAATGTACGTCACACATGTTTTGTCCACCCATACCCCAACCATTAAAGTGATTGTCAGGATACTTAACAGGATCACAGTAGTCTTTAAATTCTTCATACCAACTATCAGCGTCTGTATGTGTGCTACCTTGTAAAACGTTAAGTACTTTAAAGTTACCACGTCTGTTGTTAAGATAGTATTGTGCATTTATGTGAGTTGCTTTTACTGCATCATCATAACTGTGAATACCACTTGCCTTAGCGGCTTTAGGATCTTGGAATGTCCAAGTTGGAATATCTAACATCATTCCATAATCCATATATTCTTCCATCCAGTCAACTACCAACTTACGTTTGACAGCCGCTTTAGGACAATTAGGATCTGCCCAATTACCTTCCCAAAGACCTTTAGCAATTTGGAAACCACCTGAGTCACCAAGTAACCAAGTGTTCTCTCTATCTCTAGCACGAACCATGTCTTCTTTATCAACATGTTTTGTAGTATCTAAGTTGGCATGTCCAGCAGAGTATAGTGCCCATTTATAATTAAATGCACCCTTTGCCTTGTTAAGGAAGTTTAACGATTCAACATCGCCCAATCCAGCTGGCACTCGAGCATAGTCAACATACTCGCCAAAACGTTGCTTGCCAATAAAAGTGGCATAGAAACCACTAATACTTGGCAAGAATACTGCGTAGTCATTTTGACTTTCTGTAAGATTTTTTTCCATTAACTACTTCTGTTGTGCAGGAAGAATGTAATCATATACTGCTAGTCCACTGTCAACAGTGATCATACTAGCACCCTCATCGCTGAATCGCATCTTTGAATCACCGGGTAATCCAAGAATACTAATCACTTGCTGAATTGGCCAATGCCATCCATGCTTCAGTGAACCAGTGATATCATGTTGGAAAGTAAAGTCACCAGCATGTGTGCTATGATCACCAAAGAAGAACTTTAAGTGTCCATCATCAGTTCTAGCAATAAATGTAGTTTCTTCACTGTGTACCTGTGACTGCATCTTTAAACGTTGAATAGCCGCTACACTTGGCTCAATCTCTACGTTCCAGTTAACACCTTTAAACTTTACAGTTTTAAGTTTGTCATTAATAACTTCACTTGTCATAAAGCGATAGTCATTTTTAAAGTCGCCTCTTGTGTTTTCAAAGTGTAGTCCAACTGGTACAGTTTCGCCATTGCGATCCTGTGTGTTGATAGCAATCTTTGCTTCTTCTTTGTACTCTGGAATGTTTAGAAGAATGTTTAGTTTACTTAGGTTAGGCATACCAAATGTACCAATGAATTCAGCAATTGGTGATTTGAACTTGCCTTTAACAATTACACTTCTATCTTCGGCTAATCCTTCGATAATAGTTTCACTGTCTGTGCCCACTACCTTAACGGTGTCGATAAATCCTAAACCGTGTGTATGTTGCACAATGTCTTGCAAAAAGTCTTTCATAGTAACTCCTATAGTTTAATGTATATTATATTTAGATCTTTTCCAAAAGTCAAGTAAAATTTTGACTTTATTCGAAACTAAACAAATCATTGAAAGTTGTTTGGTTGTTAGTGTCGAGTGTTAAGTCCCATTCAAGGACGTTTAGTAAGTTTTCCAGTTTACCATCAATAACAGTATTCTCCATAGCACTATCATCAAAAGGTAAATCCTTAAACCATTGTGGCAAATGAGCTTCATCAGTTGGATATGCCACACTAGTGTATCCAAGTGGATTCGATTTTAGTTTACAAACAACCACTTTCTGCCCATCTTTAATTTCGGTTGAGTAACGATCACTATTCATTTTTCTCAATCGATTCCAATTAATACTTGCTCTTACATGTCCGGGCATGTTTGCTTTGCCTTGACGTTCTTCAAGAGCAGTAAACTTTGTCATGTTATTTGCACGTTTGGGAGAACCTTTCTCCCAAGCAGGCCTTTGTGTAAAGCCATCTTTAAACTGTTTGATCTTGTTGAGTACTGCTTCTCTTTGGTCGCCTGTGAGTACACCTTGTAGTACATCGCTGAGAAAGTCTTGTACAATCTTAGGCGTGTCACTGCGTTTCAAGTCCAAGCCCATTGCTTTAATCTTACCTGGGCTGTCACCAAAGTCTGTGCGATATCCTTCAATGTCATACACTAACATTGCATAACGTTTTTTAGTAATGTACAAACCTTTTGTTGCTACAACTTCACGACCACCTTTAATAATCTTGCCCATGTTACGAGGAACATTAAATGCTTTCTTCATAAAGTCTGGCCAACTTTCATTTAGTTGATCGCTGATGGTATCATACAATGCAATACAAGTTTCCTTGTTCCATTCAAGTTCACCTTTTTCAACTTGGTCTTTGAGTACTGGCCATGCACTGAAATAAGCAGAGTCAGTGTCACCGTATATAATAGCATCACCTACATGATCATACTTGCCTGTAATTGACTCGTTAACAAATGCATCCATGTGTTTTGCGATTGCTCTACCACATAGTGTAGTTGATTGTCCAATACGTTTGTCAAAGAATCTACAACCCGGATTAAGCAATGCACCATACAAACTATTCAAGTTAATCTTCTTAACCAACTGTCGCTTGTCATAGAATGCCTTTTCTTTTGCATCAGTGACATCACGCATCTTTGCTTGTATGTCTTGTCTTTCTGCATACCAACGTTCTAGTAAGCCAGGCACAATACCTTTTACTTCGTTGCTAAAGATAGTACCGTTAGCACTAAGCATCCATGGATTCTCACTAAGGAATATTAGTTTATAAATCTGTGCACCAGTAAGTGTATCTTCAGCACCATTCTCCCAGTCAACTACAATTTGCTTGTCTTTGTCTTGTGCCATAACTAGTTCATATTCGATACTACCAAACATATTCTCCCACGCATCAGCAAAGCTCTTTTTGTTAGCCATAGCATCACTTACATGTTGCTCTGTGTATTCTTGTCTTAGTTGTCCAACAATAGTTTCGTTGCCCATGTTCAATGCTCTAATAGCACTTGGATACAAACTGTTAATATCAATAGCACCAATCCAGTCGTGCATACCCTTCTTTGGATATGCTACATAAGCACCTGCGGCTTGTGTACTACCTAGTTCTTCTCTACTCCTACGACTTGGTACTACCAGTCCTTGTTCATGTGCTTCGTTAATAATTGCTTGTTCTGTAACTGCCACGGCACCCATTGTAGTTGCAAGTAGCACAGTATTAGCATGTGCCAATTCATTTGCCAAGTCAATAAACTTTAACTTCTTATCTAGTTTGTCTAGTAGTGCAGTATCCTGTCTACTATAGTCTAAGAACTTTTTAAAGTCATTGTTAAACAACTGATCAAGTGTGCCTTCATACTGCACCTTACGTTCGTCTAATTCATATTCACCAATAGCATCCAAACTATATGAATGCATTTCGTGATATGTGTACTTGCGATATAGTTGCATGTAATCCATATGCACTCTACCAATAGTATCAAACGTTACGTTCTCTGCACCAAAGCGTTCGAATGTTCGCATCTTAGGATACTGTCCCCACAAACAAAAACGCCTTGTGTCATCTTTGCTTAGTACACGTTTTACTCTATTGACCATGTAAGGAATATCATAACCTTCACTGTTCCAGCCACTTAAGATATCTGCATCTTCAATTACATTAAGAAACATATCAAGTAGTTCTGCTTCAGTGTCAAACAAGAAACAGTTTTCAAACTCATTGCATATAGCCTGTGCATCTTCTTTGCTCATTTTCTTTGGCTTGATACAAAGTGTAATCATTTGCTCCATCCACTGCAAGTATACACTGATTGCAGTTACAGGATTAAACGGATCTTCGGGAGGACTAAATCCTCTTTCAGGATCAAAGTCAGTCTCAATATCAAAGAATGCAGTGTTTAGTTCTGGTGCGTTCTGTCCAATATAGTTTTCTTCTAAGCAACGAAACACAGGATTGATATCGCTTTCATACAAACGACTACTTCCGTTGAGCTTTAGTTCCTTTCGAAAGTCTCGCATAGTGCGACATTGTACTCTTGTTACAGGTGTATTGTAAATGCTTTTATGTTTGCCTTTTGGGTCATCATAATAAAATACATACTTGGCGGCAAAGTCTTTGAACTCTCGCTCACCATTTACATTACGTTCTACAACATGTATACGATCTTTGTCTCTGTCGAATAGAGCATCTACGAACATATGTTCTCCTACTTAATCTTTTTACCATGAGGATAAGGTTTGCCATCTTTCATATTGACAAACACAATATCATCAACTTGTGTTATAATTTTTTTAGTTTTCATATTACGGATTGTTGCTCTTACAGTAATACTTGTGTTTCCTACAAATGCAGTTGCCATACCAATTTCAACTACATCTCCGGCAGTTGCACCATGTAAGAAATCAATGCGGCCAATAGTTCTAGTAACTACATACTGACTGTCTAGTTGACAAGTAACATAAATGTATGCTTCTTCATCAATCCAGTCTAGTACTCGCCCGCCAAACAATGTGCCAATAGCATTCAAGTCCTTAGGCGTAACCATCTTTCTTGTTCTGTAAATCATAATACTATTATAGCAAAGTTATGAGTCGTTGTCAACTTTTACCTTGCATTCTGCACTTGTATTTCTTTTGTAAAACAGTACTGTTTCTTCCATTCTTTCTTTATGATAGAGACAGGTTTCAAGATCCTTGTAACTAAGATGACCGTAACTGAATGTGATTGTACCAATTGTTATTAGGATAGTATAAAACATCAATCGCTTTCGCTTTGTATTTCTACAATACGATGGAACTGTGCAGTTCTAGCATTTAGTGTGCGAAGCATTTCCATGTGTGCTTCTGCTTCTGCCATTGTGTCGTAAACTTTAATTACAACAGGATCTTCAACTTTTGGTTCGTATTCAATTCCGTATTGCACGATTCTTCCTCCACCATTTAACGATTCCGTAAATACTAATACCTGCCCAGAATACTTCCAGTGTAATATTAGCAAGAACAGGTTTGTAATACAAATTAATAAACAATAGTATTGCTACCATAAAGTTATTAAAACTATACCAAAAACCTTTTGCATCAATTTTATCTGCTTGTAATAATAAGTAGGTTACTACTAATAATAAAACCCCCATATTACCAAACACGTCACTCCAGTGTAGTGCATAATAGTCTACCATATTCCTAGTGCCCTTCCGTTGCCTGCTATAATCATAAAACATGTTAACACATGTAATGCAATCCAAAAGGTTCGCATAGCAAGAGCAACTCTTACATTTTGTTGTGAGATAGGCAAAAACTCAGGCTTATCTTCATCGTTTAATCCAATTGGCATACCAACTGTTCTTGCCCATACTGTAAGCCAGCGTCGTTGACCGCTCATGGTATCCACCATCCTATTGCAACAATAAACCCAAATATATTAATAAAGGTAAAGTATGCAGTTAGTAACATTACCCATGCCGCTCCACGGCGTAGTGCCGCATAGCATTGAGATAATGCACCAACAAAGAAGAACGGATACACAATTGTCATGTCAGGGTTTTGTGCATTAATGGCCAGCATCATACTTGCCATCACAGTAACAATAAAACTTACTAGTTCAAATCCAAATGCTACCGGATCAGATTGATAACTGTGTATCCAAAATTGTATCGCTCTTTGCAATTACATCTTACCTGTTGTTGCTAGAATGTTTTCAAGTACACTATAGTCATCTGTTGCTTCAGCAAAGTTACCTTTATGAGCTACCCTAATTGCTTTTTTAAGCACAGTAGGTTTAATACTCATTTCCTCTGCAATGGCTTTAATTGTATCAGTAAGTCCAGCATTGAGATCTTCTACCTCTTGCATTACGGTCATACCTTCGTTGATAATTTGGATTAGTTTTGCTTTTTCTTCTTGATTGAAAACCTTGTCAGCACTCATAAAGAGACTCCTTTAATTAATAGTAATAGTGTTATACTACATTAACTAGCGACGTTTGTCAACCTTATTTTCTTGCTTTTTTAAGAATACCTAGTTGTGCTTGTGCGGCACTACGTTTATCAGGATCCATCAACGGCAATGAGAAACTTAGTCTGTTAATGATTGGACTAAGATCATCAATATAAAAATACAATGATGCTCTGATATCTTTTTGTAGGATTAGGAAGTGTTCATCACCTTGTGACAAACCATAGTTTTTAACTGCTATTGCAATAATGTCAGCGGCAGTCACGCCAGTGCCTTTGGCAGCAGCTCGTTTAACAAGAGGATCTACTCCAGATGCTTTAAAAATTGCACCTAAGATGTTTGCAGATTCTTTTGCGCCTAGTCCATACTTTTCTAAGAATGCACTATAACTGTTAGCATTAATACGCTCACCGGCCATCTGGCTGGCTTTAACTCCATCATCTGGTACCAAGGAGTTCCAGTATTCTTTGTTACCATAAAGTAAACCTAGCGTACTTTCAGTAGGTGATAGTCTACCACCCGATGATGTCATACCTGCTTTTACTTCGCATGGTGTACCGTCAACATCAATATCGCCCTTAGCACCTTTTAGTTTAATTCTAGGGCTTAGAATAGCAAGAGCAAATTCGCCTGGGCCTTTGTTGTCTTCTTTGAATGGTGAAAAGTTAAACATGGTATCAAATAGTCTTTGACTAAATGGAGTGCCAACTAACCAATCACTCCAGCCTGCTAAAGGTTGTAGCAATGCTTTTGTATCAATGTGATCAACAGTTCCAAGTGTTTGTGCAAATGCAATCTTTTCTTCAACTGTACCTTCAGTTTTATCAATAGCGTCAACTAGTCCTTCGATAAAACCGTCACCGTATGTTTGGTCTTGTTCATTGCCAGTGTTAGCAGGATCAATACCTTGTAGTATACGACTTTGCATTCCGCCTTCGTCGTTTGTAACTTTAGTACTAACAACTTTCCATAGCTCGTCAATAACGGCTGGACTTTCTTTCATTTTACTATAGATACGTTGCATTTTCTGCAACTGCTGTCTAGTAGTCTTTTCAATTAAAAATTCTCTTGCTCGCATTGATTCTATTCCTGTCTTGCTATGTATTTATGAACGAAGTAAATCAAACGACCACGGAATAACACTTTGGTAGTTGATATTCTTAACCGGTTCATTTGCTTTTAAAAATTCAAAAAACATGTTAGCATCAGTTGTGTTTGTTATTTTACTGTGGTGTCTTAGATAATCTGCAGATGATTTATGCTCAAGTTCTTCGAGTTCGTCTGCAACTTTTAGTATCACTTCATCGGGTACTAAGTGGCAACCTAAGTATTCTTGTTGGCTCAACGGTGCTAGGAATACTTTGCCCTTGTCTTTAAAATGTCGTACAATATCTGCTAAC